TCCTAATAAACCAGCTTCTAAATCTTTTAAAGTTCCATCTTTTACTGCATTGCGATAATTCTGCTTTATTAAATCTAGTGTAGCTTTATCATTAATGTTTTGAGTTTCCAAATTTACAACTCTTTGTAAAGCTTCTCTGAAATTTGGTGCAAACATAATCTGTTTTCTAGAATTTTCACTTAAAGTGTATTCTGTATTTGCTCTTTTTTGTTCATTGTCTAATCTAATTCCTTCAGATACAAAGTTAAAATTAGTTTCTGCTGCCCTATTAGATGTTTCTTGTCCTTTTGTTCTTGTTGCTTCACCTAATGTTTGAGCTGCTTTTAGCAATGCCTCTTGTTGCATTATAGTATTAGTTGCTAAAAGATTATCATATTGAGCCTGTTTTATTTTTGTATCAAAATATCCTTGAACAGGATTTGATATTTGACTGAAATCTGGAGTTCTAAATTGGCCTCCTTGTACATCTGGTGTCTGAATACTTCCTGCTGCTTGAGTGGCTCCGCCACTTTGATATACCATATTTGGGTTTAATCCTGCAGCTTGTATTCTTTGCATTTGCTTTTGAGGAGAGTTATATTCGTTTTGCATATCCCAAAACTTAATATTATCTGCTTTGGTTTTTTCATACATTTCTCTACTAAAAGCATTTGCTTTTCGATTTTGTTGGAGTTGTGCTCCAACTTGTGCGGCGCCTGAAAGAGCGCTTATGCCTGTGCCTAGTTTGGCCGCTATGGCTGCGCCTTTGGCGAATTTTGCAGCCGTTGCTGCTTTTGCTATGATCGGTATCATTGGTGCTATCCAAGCCATTGTTTTTTTTGTTTTTGTTTTTAATTTTCCACCTGCACTTGCACTCTCGCAGGCTTTCGTTTGTGTTTGGTGTCAATTAGCACTAATATATCAAGTAGTATTAGTGCTTGGCCTCCTCTTCGAAGGCCTGTATCCACTGGCGTTTTGTTCTTTTGCCATAGGGCCACATATGAGGCAGTTTGACCGTAGTACGGTCAAACTGACATCTTTTTGTTTTTCCTTTCGGGGGGATATTATATCCCATTTTCTTCAATTTTTTCTTCTACGAAGTTTTGTCCATCGCTCATTTGCGGCTCACGTCCTTCGGCACGTGTATGCTCCGCTAGGGAGGTTTGTGTTTCCGCAATTTTTTCGCGAATGTATCTAGCGTATTCAATACGCTCTATTGGGTCCATACGACTAACGTCTGCGAATTCTTCATCTTCTCCGTAATATACGGGTGTAAATGTTGCGACTGATTGTCCTCTAGTATAACGTTCTACTAATTCTTGTAATGACAAAGTCATGTCTGGAACCGTCTGACTTGGTTCCATTGATGATTTTTCCTCCTGTTCTGATTCTTTTTCTATATAGGTAAATCCTGACCTAAATTTTATTCCGCCCTTCTCTGGCTCTTTTTTCGTGAATAACGATTCTGTGGGCTTTTCCACTTTCTTTGAGTTGTTCATAACCTTCTAATGTTTGATGTTTTGTGTAGTATTCTAGTTCTTTTTGGTCTTCTATTGCTTTGAATTTTTCTGCTAATTTATCTGCTTGTTTTCTCCTTTCTGGCTCTGTCCAGATTTTTTCCCTAAAATACCGCGGTAGACTAATTTTCTTTCCGTCTTCCAATGTTATGAAATTTCTTTCAATATCTGCACGATGATAATGAATTATTTTTTCAGATAAATAGTTAAGTCCTAATTTTTTGCTCATTAAACTAAATTCTGGCAATCTGTCATCATTTTTATGCATTGGTATAATTTTTCCTTTGTTTATATATTTTGCCGTATATGCAGCTGAGGCTTCTGTTAGTTCTCCTATATGTACCTCTCCTTTGTCCCATGCTTTGTGTATAAGTTCTATATTTGCATTGAATAATATGATATGGTAATGTGGTCTAAACGTTTTGCTTCCGTATTCTCCTGCTAAATAGTATTTAATTACAACATCTTTTGGATGAGCTTTTCGAAGTTTTTTAAAATAGAGCTGAACATCTCGTTTATCGAGTGTAAGGAAACCCCGTGATGTAATAGGAACGAATCTGGTATCGTAAGTAAGAGTAACGAAATAAGAAGTATTAGCATTTTTTGCATGAGTTTTTAAACGAAATGTCCAGACGCTAGTGCGTCTGGACAAACACGCTGGACACTTTCCACAAGGTACCGGAACTTGCCGGTCGTTACTATAGATAGGGTAGCGTGGGTTGTTAACATGAAACGGTGTATCACATGCCATCTTAAAAGTTAGGCGTGCCGTACTTCGGCATCTTTCTAATAGCCTTGATATTATTAAAGATATGTCCGTAAATGTTGTCTACTGATGGGTCTTCTACTGCAAAGATACGTGTACTAGGATCACATTTAATAAAAGCTCCGTTTAGGTTTGGTTTTGCGCTAAATTTGCGTCCTAGGTGCCAATAGTCTAGTGATGTCCTCATCTCTCCTGCTACTCTGCTATTAAGAAATTTATATTCGGCATATCTTGGTACGTAGCCAAATGTTTCTCCGGTAGTTGTTCCTTGAGCATATAATTCTGAGTTTTTTACCTCTTGTTCGCCAATATTGGCGAAAGTTGGCCAGAAATAATCTAGTCTATCTAATTTTAGTAATGAACGGTGAACACCTTGTTGATAAGCGGTTTCTGGTGTTACTGAAATTAGTCCAATAATCCATCCATGTTCTTCTACATTGTATCTGAATTCGTTTCCTCCAGATACTGAAATACCGTGTCCTGCCATGTTTCCTACTGGTAGAGTTGTTTCTGCGGTTGATAATACTTCGCTAATTACCATTTTTCCTTTTGAACCTCCTAAGTATTCTGGTCTTTGAAGTCTTGCATCGGATGATTTTACACCAAAGTGAGCTAAAATGCTCTCAATATATCGGGTTCCACCTCTTGCGTTTCTTTCTAACCACTCTTGAAGTCTAAAAGCTCTTCTAAGTGAATTAATGTCTGCTGCTTCTGCAGTACCATATAGTTGGCTCGAGTTATCGACGTTATATCGTGTTCCTGTTGTTGAACCTTGTCTTGGTTGGCCTCCTGAATCTGAGTGACCTAAATTATTCTGATTAGTAAAAGGTGTACCATCTAACTCTCTAAATACTGTTCCTCCAGATGTTTCATCGTAACTAATAGTTACATCTCCAATTGGAATTGTTACTGCATCTCCTTTTTGTGCCCAAGGTAAACATGAAGTGAAATAATCATGTTGCCATGCTCTAGTTTGTACTGCTCCATCTCTTACATCGTTGAATAGTGTCGAGTTACTTCCATCTACGAGTGAATCAGGTAATTCTGCTTGAAGGTTTTGGTCTCTATAATATTCATTATAGATTTTGTTGTATGCTGCTAATGGAAATGGTGAACATATTTGAGCATTTGGATCTGGGTATCTCAAACCATTATCTGCCATTTGAGTAGGTAATCCCATATAATCACCTAATGATTTAACAGGTACTCCTGCTGAAGAACCTCCTTGAATATAATAAATCCATGGTGCTTGTACATTTAGGTTTCCTGTAATCCATTGTTCCCAATTTGGCCATAATATTCGATTAGGTACAAAGAAATAGTGGGTAGTTACGTTTACCTTATGCATTACTGGTGCAATAAGTGGTGCAAATCTAAGCATTGTTTCTGTGCCTATTTTTACTTTGTCACCTGGAACACATTCCATTACACATGTTGGGTATAGTCCACCCATTTTAAACGACATTTTCACATCATGTGAAAGGTCGAATACGTTGCTACCGACCTTCGGTAGCTGAATCGAGTTGAATAAATTTGCTTTTGCCATTATAGTCTGATGCCTCCTCTTTGTACTAAATAAGTGTTGTTTCTTCTACGGCCGTAGCCTCTTTTTCTGCGGAATTTTCCGCCTCTTTTGTAGCGCATTTGTTTTGTTTGTTTAAGTTATTAATATGAATTAAAGTAATTTGTAATAATGAACATACTGAATCTAATCTACTAAGTGCAACGGCATGGTTGCTTTCGTTTTCTAAAACTGCTTGATTTATTTGATTAATCAAATCATTTACGTCTTTTTTTATTTCTGTAGACGTTTTTTCATAGTACTTGTTTTCTGATCTCATTTTTTTAGAAACTTGTTAAATAATGATTGAACTCCTGTCATTCCTGGCATTGCGTTAATAACATTCCAAGTTCTCCAATCTTGCATTATTGGAGAAAGAAATTTATTAGCAACTGTAGCTATTACTCTA